CTGTAGACGCTCCACAAGGAGAATTGTCTGGTGTTGGTACTGTAGGCCTTGACGGACGAGGATTCACCTCTTCTTTTACTGAACACGGCTATATATTAGGATTTGTATGCTTACGCGCTGACCTTAACTATCAACAAGGACTAAATAAAATGTGGTCACGTCAAACAAGATTTGACTTTTATTATCCTGCCCTCGCGCACTTAGGTGAACAAGCTGTACTTAACAAAGAAATCTATGCTCAAGGTACTGCTGCAGATGAACAAGTATTTGGATACCAAGAACGATTTGCTGAATATAAATATAAACCAAATCTCATTACTGGAAAATTTCGTTCAAATGACCCTCAGTCTTTAGACATATGGCACTTAGCACAAGATTTTTCTGCATTACCTACTCTTTCAGAAGATTTTATAGTTGAAAATCCACCCATTGATCGTGTAATTGCTGTCCCCACTGAACCGCATTTAATTCTCGATTGCTACTTTGACCTAGACTGTGTACGTCCTATGCCTATGTATAGCGTTCCCGGCTTAGTAGACCATTTCTAATGGGATGGCTAGACAGCGTTGGCAACTTTATTGCCCCTGTAGCAAAATTTGCTACAGGAGGGTTAATTGACCCTAAAAGTACCATTAATGCTGCAAAAAAAATAGGCAAAGAAATCGAAGACTATATTCCCGGAATTGGCGACGCTAAAGCACAAGAGGAAGCTAACCGAATAAATCTCGAGATGGACAGAATGAATCGAGAGTGGATGGAGAGAATGTCCAATACGGCTTATCAGCGAGCAATGCCTGACATGAAAGCCGCCGGACTTAACCCTATGCTTGCTTTTCAACAGGGAGGCGCAAGCGTACCTAATACTTCTGCTCCTACTGTTAATTCAGCTCCAAAAACTGGATTAGCAAGTGCAGGATTACAAGCCTACACCGGAATCGGTGGTCTTAACGTGCAAAAAACCCAAGCCGCTACCGCACAAGCTGCACAAGCTTCTACTGCTTCACTTCAAACCGCACAAACCGCTGAAACAATTGCCTCTACTGCTAAAGCTCAAGCTGAAACTGCTGAAGTTTCCCAGAAAATCAAAAACCACAAACTCGATCGCTATTTAAAACAAAATACGTCTCACTTAGAACTACTTAAAAATCGAGCCGGTAAAATGGCTAATTCTGCTATTGATGTTATAGAGGACTGGGTTGAAGGCGAAGGATCAAAATTTGTAGAAAAAGCAAGTGCTAAGTATAAAAACGGTGTTAAGGCTGTAAAAGATACTTTTTTCAACAACTCAGCAAAAAGCAAAGCAAAAGAACCTCAAAGCGTTAGACGCTTTAGACCAACCCCACGAATAGAATACAACAAATAGGAGAAACTATGTACAGAAAACGCGAAAAAACCCCAACTATCATTACTACCAAATCACGCACTCAACAAAATTTACATGAGTCTACAAAAATTGGCTCTATTCTTAAAAAATACGCCACTACGGGCGTTATTACTCACTTAAACAATGCCAAACCGCAATATGGCGACTTCTCTAATTACAAAGGCTTTCAAGACAATCTTAACCTTGTTATTGAAGCCCAAGAGTCTTTCGACTCTCTACCTTCTGAAATACGTAAGTATTTTCAAAACAATCCTCAAAATCTCATCGACTTTATAAGCGATGAATCTAACCGCCAAAAAGCTGAAGACTTAGGACTAGTTCCTAAAAAACAAACTGACGATATAAAAACAATTGCTAAAAATGACGATAAAACGACAAAAACGCAAATTGACACAACGTCAGAAACTAATTAAACTATCTTCACGCTACTTATTGATGGCGTCCTTCTTATTAATGCCCTCGCAATCGCGGGGGCTTCTTATTTCTAAAAACTATAACGCGACGGCAAAACTTGCCGAGCGTAAACCCGCGGTAGGCGATATGTCATTTATTTAAATTGACATCTATGGGAACAGTAGTATACTTGTCTATAACTGTTCCCACTGACACCAAATTATTGGTGTCTAACTAAAGGAGATACAAATGTATCGACAAAAACTAAGTTCTAAAGGCTCTAAAAAACTCTTTACTAGAACTGCAAAAAAAAGTCACAAGAGAAACTTCTCAGCCGCGCCCATGCGTGGCGGTATTAGACTTTAAGGCATAACATGAGCAGATGTTATATGCCTATTCAATTGCCTAATAAGGCAAATCCCGACATCCTACTCACTGTTCCTTGCGGACAGTGCATTGGCTGTCGACTTAACCGTAGTGAAAACTGGGCATCACGGATGATGCACGAAGCACAACTTCATGAAACTAACAGCTTTGTTACTCTTACTTATAGTGACGATAATTTACCTATTAATGGCTCTCTTGCCCCTGATGACGTCACACTCTTCTTTAAACGCTTACGAAAAAAACTCGGAGCAAAAAAAATAAAATACTATTACTGCGGAGAGTATGGAGAAAAATATGAACGACCACATTACCACATTGCGCTCTTTAATCATGATTTTTCTTCCGATCGTGTACCTCACCGTATTACTGATATGGGCACCACGTATCGATCAGAAATCCTCGAAGCCCTTTGGGACAAAGGGCATTCAGAGATTGATAACCTCACTTATGAAAGCGCGAGATATGTTGCTTCGTACATTCAGAAAAAAATTAACGGCTATCGCCAAGAAACGCATTATTCTCGTGTTACCGATCTTGGCGAAGTTATTACTCTTACTCCTGAATTCGCGAGGATGTCGCGACGACCTGCAATAGGCAGGGAATGGCTCGAAAAATACATAGACGATGTCTACAACTACGATTTATGCGTTGTCGGAGAAAAAAAACTTCGAGTCCCTCAATATTATGATAAATTACTTGCCAAGATTGACCCCATCCGTTATGATCTTATAAAAATGGAGAGAGAGGCTAGCATGTCATCTACCAGTGACGTTACTGACCTTGATCAATATTATGCCAAAGCCATGGCTTTAAAATCCCGCTCTCGTAGTCTGGAAGGTTCTGCTCCCGACTATGACTCCGAGAGACTAAATTTTATAAAAGAGCTAAAAAATCATCAACACAAACTTAATAAGGAGAACTAAATGTTACTATGTACACTTAAAGACACAAAAGCAAATTTACTACATCACCCTTACCTTTACCGCACTGAAACTGACTTTATTCGTGCTGTACAACAAGCCGTTAAAAACCCTGAGGCTACTATTACCCAATACCCTGCCGATTTTGACCTTCTTATTGTCGGCAAATGGTCCGAAACTGAAGGCATTGTCGAAACTGAATACTCCCGCTTAGGTTCTGTACTTGACCTATGTCCACTACCTAAAAAGGAGGCGTAATGGAAACTTTATACGACAAAGAACTTTTAAACAGAACTCTTTTCATTCGAAACAACGATATATATATATATTGTTCCGTTAATGGAGAAAAAGTTAAAATTGTATTAACTGTTGATGAAATTAATACAGCTATTAGGCTAGCTTCTGAGAGCGAAGAAGAGTTATATAGGAGGATTAATGGACTCTGATTTACTAAACCTTATTCAAACAATCTTTATGAGCATTATTGGCTTTTTCTTAGCCAAAAAAACAAAAGGAGAAAAATAAATGCATTCATCAAATCAATCACACTTTGCACAAGTGCCGCGCGCGGAGATTCCCCGCGCCAAATTCAAGCGAGATTCTAATCTACACACGACTCTGGACGCAGGAAATCTGGTTCCCATCTTCGTCGACGAAGTGCTTCCAGGCGATACTTTTATCATGCGTGAACATATGTTCGGACGACTTGCTACTCCCTTAAAACCACTCATGGACAATATGTACTTAGATACTTTCTACTTCTTCGTACCTTCCCGACTTGTCTGGGATAATTTTCAAAAATTCCACGGAGAGCAAAAAAATCCAGGCGATTCTACGGATTTTACAATTCCTACAATTACTTTAAACAATGCTTCCAATCAATCGGTGTATGATTATTTAGGATTGCCGACTCTCGTAGCTTCTGATATCGAAATCAATGCTCTCCCTCTTCGTGCTATGAACTTAATATGGAATGAATGGTTCCGTGACCAAAATTTACAAGATAGCCTTACAGTTGAAACTGATAATGGGCCCGACACGCAAGCTCAATACACACTACTTAAACGCGGCAAAAGACACGATTATTTCACTTCTTGCTTACCATTTCCTCAAAAAGGTGCCGACGTACTTCTTCCTTTAGGTTCTTCTGCTCCTATTGTTACTAATGGTCTACCTATTGATTGGCGAATTGGCGCAGGTTCTTCTTTGGATAGGTATCTTGTTTCTAATACAGGTTCTGCTATTACTTATGGTGGTGCTGCGACAGCAAATGGCCAAGCTCTTAGGTTTGGTACTGAAACTGGCATTGAAGCCGATCTTTCTCAAGCTACAGCTGCAACAATTAACGCGATCAGAGAAGCTTTCCAAATACAAAAACTTTTCGAAAGAGACGCACGCGGAGGCTCTCGCTACACTGAAATTATACGTTCCCACTTTGGAGTAACTTCTCCTGACTCTCGTTTACAACGTCCTGAATATCTTGGAGGCTCCTCTCAACGTGTCGGCGTAACTCCTGTCGCTAATACTACTGGTACTGTAGACGCTCCACAAGGAGAATTGTCTGGTGTTGGTACTGTAGGCCTTGACGGACGAGGATTCACCTCTTCTTTTACTGAACACGGCTATATATTAGGATTTGTATGCTTACGCGCTGAC